CAGGGGCACTTGGGTTCGCATCACAGTACAACTCAAGTGAGGTGGGATCGTGATGATCTTCTGGATGGTTCTCTGCGTATGCTTCCAGTGCAGCAAGTTCTTCTTCGGTGTGTCTACGTGCCTGTGGAGAAGTTTGGGGGTCATCCAAAATCTCTTTATCACGTTTAATATGCGTTTCGATGTCTTTCATTGTTTTGCTCCATAAAGTCCGTAAGAATCTCTAATTAACTTTAATGCAGTGATCATTTGACCTCCCTCAAAATGATGTCTCACTTCTTTAATTAAATAGTTACCGCTTTGTTCTGGGTCAACTTCACCTGATTGTGATGGATCAACTTGATTAAATTGTGCGTAAACTATGTGTCCCGCTTTTAATTCGATATTCATCGGTACTGTCATATTTATTGCTTGAGTGAACAGCAAATTATAACGAGAGAAAGATTTAGCCATGTCGGTATTGTCTCTACCAGAATCTTCAGTATCTCCAGTAGAATCTAACATACCTACATCAGAAGATCTAAACAATATTCTAGATGTTTTATTGGCAAAGTCTTTAGGATATGGTGGTTTTGAAGAACCCAGTTTTGATTTAACTTCTGTACTTAAATTATATACGATTCCATCTACCCTATTCTTATACAAATCATAAAAATAAGTCACGTTTGCATACATGCCAACTCTTAAAGATTTCATCAAATCAATATTTTTCTCAACATTATAGTTTAAAATATTGAAATCATTAGCAGGATCATTCGCTGCAGAAGTTCCCGGACTGTATTTGTATTTTGGAATATTTTCTTTAGAAGTATTTGCACTCTGGGATTGTGTTTGGGAAACTAAACTATCAACACTTCTAAAATGGAATCCATCTCTATTCTCATAGAAAACAAATCCAGCAACTCCTTTAGCGGTTTTTCCATTGTTTCCTGATGAAGATGTAGATGGAACACTCTTTGGACCCAACCAAGTCAAGATATGAAATGGTTTCTTTAGAGTTCCTATAAAACTATAAGAATTAGATGTACCTTCTATGTTTTGGGATTTAAATTTTTTAGTCTGCAATACATCCTTTAATATGGACTTTACATGTTGATCAATCGGAGCTTTTTTAAATTTTTTCTGAACCCTTGCAGTTTCATTAGTCAAAGCCTCTCTAGAACATAAATTGAGAGTGAATATCTCAGATGTCTCATCCGTAATTACTCCACTGACTTTGTAAACATATAAAGCGTAATCTCCTTCGAGTTTAAAATTACCACTGGCAGTTTCGATGTCAAGTTCTACTTTTTCACCACCACGAATAGGTAGTCCGTTGTAAATTGAATATGAAGAAGAACATTGTAATGTCATCATTACGCATGGTGACAAAATATCTTCATAATAATCACCAAAGATGGTGGAACTTGTTAGATCAATTTTTTTTCCTGATGAAGATTCGATTGTAATCGAATTAAACTTAAGAGTTGTTACTGCTGACATATTACGTTGACGATAAATTCGTTAGTAAGGCTGTTGTAAAATAACTATTTAACAACTGACTTGGAGATTGCCCTTCAGAAATTTGGCCACCTCCTCCACCTCCGGAAGATGAGGACATTACTGGTGCGCCTTTTCTAGAACTCTGACCAGGAGTTATTTGTGGAAATATGGCAATCTGTTGAGATGGTACATTATATTCTGGATATCTTGAAACTTGATTTGGAGATACTGGTTGTTGTGGGACACCCATTACCTTACTGGCAATGTATCTATCACGTTCAGCACCACTCAGACCCATAGCTTCTGCGTCTTTACGTGCTTGTTGTTGAACTCTCCATTGTGCAGATGTGAGTGATTTGTCTGGTCGCTGTCCTGCAACTAAAGCACCAGGGGGATTCGCAGATGTAGTTGGTGCAGCAGCCGCTGGTTGTGTTTTTGCTGCTGTAGGTAAATTTTGGGTAAAACCTGCAATATTTTCCATTCTTTCACTAGTCACTCTCATTCCCGATTTTTCTCCACCCAATCCAGCAGCATTACTATCACCCATAAATGTGGCGCCTTGATATTTCGACCTTATTCGATCTGATTCTCCAGCAGCAAAGTGTGCTCTAGCTTGCCTATCTCCAGTGCCATACCTTGCTCTTTCTATCGTTGCACCTGATGCAGTAGCGGTTTCCGATAGAGCTGCAGATATGTTAGCAAATTCTCCCTCACTATTGGGTGGAATATAAACAACATTGTATCCTTTTGCCTGAGCATCAGAAATAGTTTTCTTTAATGCTGCTTTAGCTGTAGCTGTATTTTGATCGCCAAAATTATTTGTTCCCGCTGCAATGACTAATGTTGGAGCTCCAGGAGCAGATGCTCCAGCAGTAGCTTTTGGAGTTACTTTTACGTTACCACCAAATCTAAAATAATTATCTGCTTCGGCACTGGGATCTATAGCTTTTCCATTTTTCCAAATTTCAAAGTGTAGGTGTGTTCCAGTTGATCTTCCCGTATTTCCAACCGTTCCAATTACTTGACCTGGAACAATATCTTGACCTACAGATACCTTAATTGAATTATCTGCTAGGTGAAAATATTTTGATGTTGATCCGTCTGGATGATCTATAACAACGGCGTTTCCAGCATCACCAAGAGGACCAGCCCAACCCACTTTTCCCTGTTGGATTACACTAACGGGTTCATGATCAACACCTGCTCCAGCGTAGTCGTTGCCATTGTGATTTCTTCCCCAACGAGGACCAAAGGGACTTGTTTTAATAACTGTACTCGGTTTTCTTCCTCCCTCTGCTGTGACTGATTCAAGTGATCCACTTCCAAATTTTTGACCAGCACCTTGTTGATCATCTGGATATTCTGCTCCCCACTCCAAATTTTGTTCAGCATCTCCACCAGATGTTGCTGCTGAAGCAGCGTTTACCATCTGTCCCAAAGACCTCTCAAACAAATATACTACTTCGTCAAATTGATCCAGAACCGAAGAAAAAGAGGTCTTTGTACCAACAGAAGCTGCTGATGCTTTTTGTTCTGCTTCTGCTTGTGCTAATTTTTCTTCTTGTTTTTCTTCTACTCCTCCCGATCCGGTGATCGCTTCATGTGCTCTATCTGCTGCCCATCCGCCCAGGAAGTTTCCTGCCATACTTCCCAACATAAATCCCAAACCGGGAACCGGAATCAGAGCCTGACCAATAGCACCACCTAACAAAGATCCAGCAAGAGCACCACCAGCACCAGCTGCAGCAAGACTAGTGGATTCTCCAGAATCTATGCCCTCTTTAAAGTCTAGTCCAGCAAATACGGCATTCATGATGCCAGCCGCTTTAAATCCACCTAATCTTACACCTTTAGATTTTGGTATTGGTTTTCCTGCTTTGGGACTTGGGTCTCCTTTACCCCTAAAGAAATTTCCAATAAAACCACCAACGTCTAATGCACCAGAAAATAGTGATGCCAGCAAACTTCCGGGTCTACCAAAAGTAGATGGCATACTAATGGTAGAAAGTTTTGATAGTTTCTTTTGATCTGGAAGTTTTATAGCTTCAAGACTTTTGACTTCAACATTCATAAATCTTATGAAGTCATCAAGAGAATTCTTAGTAGCGGTCATTTGAGCGCTAGATCTCTTGATATTCACAATATTATTAATGGCCCCCAAGAGAGGAGATCTAATAATTGGTGGTTTCTTAGCCAGTGCCATAATCTTATCCTACAATGTTATAAGTTAATCTTGAATATAACGAAAGGAAATTGTCATCATTTGTTGCACTTAAGAATGGCAAAGAAGCCTGATCTTGTTTAGCTAATGTTGGCGGCGGTGGTGGTGTGGGTGTATTTGCTGGTTTATTTTCATTACCTTGGGATCCCATGTCCATAGGCACAACAGCAGTTTCAACAGGAGTTTGTTTTGGTGGTTGAGCAACAGATTGTGCAGCGACCTGTCTCATTTCCGCTTGTTCTGGCGCTGGTGCAACTGTAGGTGTTGTAACTGTAGGTGTTGCTGGTTGTGATTCAAAATGCCTAAGATTCTTTTCAAACAGTGAAATTGATTCACCTGTTGTTGTAGTAGTTTGTCCGTGATGTGGAGACATACTTGCCCATTCCATTCCAAGTTCGGGCATGTATTTTTTTACATTTTCTGGGGTGATTGGGCGACCACCCATTCGTCGTCGAGCTAATGCTATGATTATAGCATTTTGAGTGTTCTTATCAAATGTTTGATCTGCACTGAACTGACCAGAATCAAGCAATCCTTTCAATGTATATGGCATTAATTGTGGAGCCCCAGTTGCAGAAGAATTATGTTTGTCCACATGGTAAGGAATAACTCCACCACCTAACCTATCTGGGACTCTATTAGTTCCTCCCATTTTAGAAGCTTCATATACTTCACCCAATGTCATCTGAGTTAGTTGTGGTACAATTGCTCCACCATAAACTTTATTATATCCTGTTTCTCCTGACGTTCCTTCTGATTGAGTTACAGTAGCAATTAAAGCTTTCTCTGCAGCATTATAGTTACCAGATACATCAGCTGGAGCAACAGGACCAGTAGTTGGAGTACCCCCTCCGCCACCAGACTTATCACCAGTACCAGGCGAAGCACTAGGCGAACCACTAGGATTAGTTGAGGCTTGTGTTTGTCGGCCACCTCCCCCAAAGGCTTGTATCGCTTGAGAAAATCTTTCTAAAATTCCACTAAATCTATCCAATAATGTAGTAGGTATTGTCCCTTCTGACATTGGTGCAGCCTCAACATTTCCTCGACCCATGTTTGCCATGCCACTAATTACCCTAGATCCACCTGCAGCCAATAAAGCACCACCAGCCATGGCCATTCCAGGGCGACTTCTCAACATTCTCATAAGTCCTTTAGGGAGACTTTTCTTTAGTGGTCCACCTGGAACGTTGATATCTAAGTTAATTCCTCCGGGTCCAGTTGATGCTTGAGGTAAACTGGATAACTGTTTTACTATTTTTAAAATAGTTTGTCTGATATTTCTCGCAACTCTAAAAGTCTCTCTGAATACTTTTTGTAGTGCTCTTATATTTCTTCCAAGAGTCTTTACGTTCCTTGGATTACCAAGAAACTGGATATATCCGATAGCGTCTTTGTATAGTCTTAGGAAATTACCTAGAATAGAATTCGGTCTTGCAGCATCTATTTGATCTATTCTGGATCTATAGTTATCTTGTATCTCGCTAAGTTTTTGTTGAACGAATTGAGTTACGTTTTGATTTATTGATGATACTTGATTTTGTACGTTAGATACTATATTCGTAGACAACGTACTGATCATACTGTTGAGATCAGGTGGTTTTGGGGCAACTCCTGCAGCTGAACCTCTAGAAAACTGAACTATCTTGTTGGCAGCGCTAGAAACAACACCTTTCCCAAGTGGTTGACCACCAGTGATAAAATTCTGAGCACCAGCAGCTGAAGAGGATTTTTCCTTTACAATACTACCTGGGTTTAGTGATGAACTAACTGCCACGATTTGCCGCCTGTTGTGCCTTTAGGTTTTCCTCATCAATATGTATTTTCAACAGAGTAAGATAGATGTCTCTCTCCCACGGCATCATGTTTTCTATTTCACTTAATGAATATTTATGGAACTGCATGAGAGCGAAGTTTATTCTGAAATATGACTCAAGATCAATGTGAGCCATAATCAACCGAAAAAACTTGTTAAACCCTCCAGAGTTACAATATTTTCTTCTTTAGTATTTGGATTCGTAACCGTAAACGTATGAGTCAGTTTGGGCATAGTTTCAAAGAATTTTTCGATCTTTTTGAATTGATCGGCATTCATACTCTCAATAAATTCAATCAATTCTTTCTTAGTGCAATCTGAAGCAGCCCATGCTTCTTCTGCCGTAAATATTGTTTCAATGCAAGAAGAAATAATATCAAATGATTTTTCAATAGTTGATACTGATTCTTGGGTAGTAAAATCAAAATTATTCTTAATAAACTGATCCAATGAGGGATACTTCATTTTAATCACGATCTCATCATCAATTCTAATTTCCGTAGTGTGACTTTCTTCTTTTACTACTTTAACCTCATCAACATATACCTTTACCGGAACTTCGGTTGTTCCATCATCTGAACAAGTAATGATAAGATCAATAGATTCACCAACAGACTTTCCACGAACATTGAGGAAAATATATTCAATATCAAACGAAGGTAGATCTTCCACTTTTACACCCCTGGTTTGGATGCAATCTTTCAATACTTGTTTGATAGCAAGTGTGATCTGTTTTACGTCTTGACTTTCTAAGGCTAGAATTAGAACCTTCTCTTCTTTTACTAGAAACGGACGATATTTAATTGTTTTTCCTGTAGATGGCAACTCAAGTTCATAAGTTGGCGTAGAAATTTTTGGTAATGGCATTGAAAATTATATAATCAGTTAAATTTATTTAGAGCGGTTATTGGGAGAAGAAATTGGTGTTGAGATATTCTGATGGAATATCTGCACTATAATTAAATGATGGGTTACTGAATGTGGTGCTATCCATATTGGTCCAAGAAAAAGTTGGAGAAGTTAGTATAGTATCTCCATTATTTGCAATTTGTGTATCTTGCATAACGTCTTGACCCCTTCCTGCATGATTTAATATCACATATCGATCATACTTATAAGTTACAGTAGTCTTTGTAATAGTACTGCCCTCATAAGTTACTGGAAGTGCAGTTAAATTAGTTGGATATGCATTAATGAACTTGTACGTTAACATAGTAGGAGTTCTTACAACATCTCTGGTACTTGGATCTATGACAAGATCTCTTTCAAATTTTGTAATGGCAATATCTCTCTTGTATGTGTTTGGATATCTAAACCTAAAGAATTGATTGTCATCAAACTGATTCACATCGCCTCTAGGATTTCCAGCTATTTTTCTACCTGATGTGCTGTAAAGAGGGTTGATGAAGTTAATCCACTCTTCAAATAAGCGAATAATGCCATACTCTGCATCAACATAGAAAGTCATTGTAACATCTGGAAAGTCTCTTCTGATTGGAAATGTTTCAACAACACCCTGTCTACTTCCAGTTTCTTCTGCAACTGCTACTGATACTCCAGGCAGAGAAGTTTCATTACACATGAATTCATAACGAAGAGAATTCAATGTTTTCTGTCCACCATTGAATAAATTGGGCCCAAGAACTCCACAAGTAACTAACCAAGCATTAATGTCCTCGTCTGACCTATCAGTTGGTACAGTATCTCCAAGAAACAAAGTAACTTTAAATTGGCTAGTGACTGAAAGTTCACCAAACAAATCCCTCACACCAGGAAAACTAGACCGACCATCATCTGTATTTCTGGGTAGAGTCATCCTTGCATAGATTGGATCAACCCTATATTGATTATTTGGAAAATCCTTTCTGTATGGTTCGGACATCTATAAATATTTTTTAAGGATCTATACTATGTATATGAGTTATAAGGGAAAATATAGACCAGAAAATCCTAAAAAATATAAAGGTGACCCAACCAATATCATCTATCGTTCTCTTTGGGAACGTAAGTTCATGAGATATTGTGATTTAAACGAAAGTGTAAACCAATGGCAGTCTGAAGAGTTCTGGATTCCCTATCGTTCTCCTCTTGATAATAAAATTCACAGATACTTTCCAGATTTCTTTGTTAAGTACAAACACAAAGATGGCAAAACTAGAGTCATGGTGATTGAAATCAAACCAAAAAATCAAGTAATAATGCCTGAACAAAATCCCAAAAGAAGAACTAAGGCCTGGGCATATAAAGTTCAGACTTGGGTTGTAAATCAAGCAAAGTGGGAAGCAGCAAAAGAATTCTGTGCAGACCGTAACTATGAGTTCAAGATCATGACAGAAGAGGATCTAGGCATATGAGTTTCGACGGCATATTCCAACCTGGGGAAGGTTTTGGATACGATCTAATCAAAAAATTCAAAGGAAAGAACGTCAAGAGTGACACTTACAGTGGAGAACTCAGACAATATCTTGGGGAACGTGAACAGTTTAATATTAACGAAATTGATACAGGTGGAATTGAGGTTGGTAGATTATATTTCTTCATTTATGGAGCACAAACTCCAGGACTTAAATTTTATGATACTCAACCATTAGCGTATATTACTGAAGTGAATTACAACGCAGGGTATTTCATCGGAACAAATCTACACTATCTAAATCGTAAAATAAGAGAGGGAGTTGCAAAAGGCCTAATAAATAATGGCAGTACTATAGGTATACCTCGCAATACTATACATCGTTATTTCTTTTCTGGAGTTAGTGGAGGGTTTCTAAGAGTTCCAGAAAAAGACTGGCCCTCCGTTGCATTATTACCCACTGAAAAATTTGTTGATGATAGAGGACAACCCTTCCCCAACCACAAAGCCTGGAGCAAATCTTAAGTGGCATATCAAACAGTAAAATCACCATTTATTACGAAAAATGGAGTATCGTATAATTTATTTTACGATAGTGCAACTGGTGGTGTGCAAATGATTCAACAAAATGCTCCACCAGGAACACAGCCAATTTACCAAGATGGTAAATGGACATCTACTGGAACATCAGCAGGTTTTAATTCTAATGAACAGACCCAAATTCATAAAGATACTATAGCCGCAGTTCAATCAGCATACCAAACTGCTGGGGGAGCGGGTAAAGGAGCTAAATTGGCACAATGGGCTTCACAAAACTTTAGTACTGGACAACCTGGACAAAATACAACAAATCCAGCGGCATCGCAATCCGGAACTAGTGGCAGCACTTCAAATGGCGGTCAACAAAATATATTTGGAGCTATACTAAATCCAGACGAAACCATAAAAAATGCATCTGTAAACGGTGGTAAGTTTGGAGCCAAAAATGAAAAATCTTTGTTTGGTGATTCTAGTTTAATGACATATCCTAAGGATTTAATGGTATCCAAACAAGATTATTTTGTCATTTCGATGTACTCATATAAACCAAGTAGTCAAGCACAGTTGTTTAGTGGAAAAGAAGGAGCGTTATCCATTCTTAAGAGTGGACTTCAAAATGCAGGAAACTTGGAAGATCATATTGGATCGTGTTTTTTGCCTATGCCACAAAATGTGGGAGATGGCAACTCTGTCGCATGGGGTTCCGAAAACATGAGTAATCTTGCGGCGGCCGTAACAGCAAATACCATGGGATCCGCTGGATCAAGTCTTTTGAGTGCTGGAGCAGGTGGATTATTGGGTTTGGCATTTGGTGGACCAATGACTATGGCAGCAAACTTCCTCAAAGCAAAAAGTATGATCAACTTGGCAGCAAGTGTTAAAAATGATTCAATGAAAACATTGTTGACTTCTGACGTAACTTCAAAACTAGTAAAAGCTCAAGGTTTTGCAGTTGAATCCGAATCAATTCTTGCAAGAGGTGCAGGTATTGTTCCAAACTCAAACATGGAATTGTTATTCAATGGTCCAACTTTGAGAACGTTTTCATACTCATATAGACTTTCTCCAAGAAGTGCAGAAGAAGCAAAAACAGTTAGAAGAATCATTAGATTTTTCAAACAAGGAATGTCAGTTAAAAAGATAACAGGTAAAGCGGGTCAGGCATCTTTCTTCTTGGGAAGTCCAAATGTTTTCAGATTGGAATATAAATCTGGAGGCAAGGATATTGATGCTATTAATAAAATCAAAACTTGCGCTCTTACCTCTTTCAGTTGTAACTATACTCCGGAGGGAGTTTGGGCTGCATATGAATCGGGTCAACCGATTTCAACTGTCATTAGTTTGACTTTCAACGAACTGGAACCAATATATGATCAAGATTATCAAGAAGATAGTATCTTTGGTAATGGTGATCCTAATAAAATTTCAATAAGCGACGAGTCAGTGGGGTACTAAAAAATGGGATATTTTAACGAACTTCCAGAATTACAAATTCTAAACAGAACAAAAAATCAAATCTCAAATGATGAGACATTGATCATTAAAAACTTCTTTAAGAGAGCAAAACTTAGAGACGATATTGCTTCTGTTGCGTCTGCATTTGAATATTATATGATTACTGAAGGTGAAAGACCAGAAGAAGTTGCAGAAAAAATTTACGGTGATCCAGAACTTGATTGGGTTGTTTTAACAACAAACAATATTACTGATGTTCAAAATGAATGGCCTTTGAATATCGATTCTCTGAACAAATATATGTTGGATAAGTATGGTTCTGAAGAGGCATATACTGATATTCATCACTACGAAACAATATCTCTCAAAGACTCTTTTGGCAGAGAAGTATTTCCTGGTGGACTCATAGTTGATGAATCCTTCTACAACTCACCATCATACGAAACAGTTACTGACCCTCCTCTGGGTGTAACTTTTCCTTCAATTTACATTCCAGGAACTCAAGCAGAATTGGTTCCAGTGGTGTCGGGAATTGCAAATTCAATTACAAATGTTCAGATCGTAACAGGTGGATTGGGTTACCAAAAAGTACCAACAGTTAATGTATCGCCACCACCAGTCACAGCGAATGCTTCAGCAACCCCAGAGATATCTGATTTTAGAGTGTCTGGAATTGCAACTTTAAATGGTGGCCAAGGATTTAACTTCCCACCCCAAGTGTCATTTTCCGATCCTATTGAATCTGTACAAGCAACTGCGAGTTGTGAATTAGGTACAGGACTTGAAATTGATGCAGTAACCACGACATCAATAAACGAAGGTGGAATAGGATATGGACTAACAGCACCAACAGTGACCTTTGGATATTCCCCTAGAGTTGTTTATGGTGTTTATAATAACCAATCAAATAATGCAGTAGGAAACGATGTAGAAGGATTTTATTTCAGAGAAGATGGAACAAAACTTTATACAGCAAGTTTTACTGGGTCGAATCAAATTAAACAATATGATCTAAGTGAGGGTTGGAAAGTATCTACGACATCACTTACTTATGAATTGGATGTAAGTGGAGATTTTGGTTTTACAACGGGTATTGAGTTCAAACCAGATGGAAAACTAATGTATGTTACTGGTGGAACTGGAAGTAGTTATAAAATTGTTACTTATGAGTTAGGTACTGCATGGGATCTCTCTACAGCATCTTCATCAAATTCAATTACTATAGCTTCTCCTGGTGGAATTAGATTAAAGTCTGATG